GTGTGTTTGAAAATAAACGTAAATATTATTTAGGTTTATCAGAAACTGTAGGTATTGATGCTGACTTCTTTGATTATAAAGGTGTTCCAACTACTAACAACCCAGACATTTGGACTGGTCTGACAAATGGGTTCCATATGGATATTGATGCTACTGGTGTTACAATTGACAACGTTTTTGTTGTCATAAACTCAAGCGGTGTACTTATAGTTCTGTGTTCTTGTTTGATGTTGGTGCTGCTGAGTTTAGAACTGAAGCTGGGTTAAATGGAGGCCCATATGAAAAAATTTACGCACGTAAGTTTACAATGGTTCCTTACGGTGGTTTTGATGGATGGGACGTTTATAGAACAAGAAGAAGCAACACTGATAGTTTTACTATCAACGGTACATATGGTGCTGCTGGTTTAACTAGTGGTGCGTTTCAAAACAGAACACTTTCAAACGGTGACTTGGGTATCAATTCAGATTACTACGCTTACTTAGAAGCCATATGGACATTTAGAAATCCAGAAGCTGTTAACATCAATGTGTTTGCAACGCCAGGTATCGATGCCTTTGACAACACGAATTTGATTGAAGAATCGATAGAAATGATTGAAACTGATAGAGCTGACTCGTTGTATGTTTTAACAACGCCAGATTACTATAATGGTTCTATCTTGAGTGTTGAGGATGTGGTTGATAACATGGATGGTATGTATGATAGCAACTATTCTTGTACATATTGGCCATGGGTTCAAATAACTGACACTGAAAACAATGTGTTGATGTGGGTTCCACCTACAAGAGACGTTGTAAGAAACATTGCTTTGACAGATAACATCGCATTCCCATGGTTTGCAGTTGCTGGTATCCAAAGAGGTGATGTTGACGCTATTCAAGCTCGTAAAAAACTTACACAGTCTGATAGAGATAATCTTTATGAAAATAGAATTAACCCAATTGCTACCTTTACTTCTGATGGTATCAAGATTTGGGGTAACAAAACTCTTCAAGTTAAAGAAACTGCTCTTAACAGAATCAACGTTAGAAGGTTGTTGTTGCAAGCTAGAAAACTTATCTCTGCTGTTTCTATCAGACTTCTATTTGAACAAAATGATTCGGTTGTAAGAAACCAATTCTTGTCACTTGTTAACCCAATATTGGATAACATTAGAAGTGAAAGAGGTTTGACTGACTTCCGTGTTGTTCTATCAAACGACCCAGAAGATATAGACAGAAATCAATTAACTGGTCAAATCTTCTTAAAACCAACAAGAAGCCTTGAATTCATTCAAATTGAGTTTGTTATAATGAATACTGGTGCTTCATTTGATAACATCTAATAATAAACAAAAACAAAATAAAACCTCTATTTATTAGGGGTTTTTTTTGTTTTATGTTGATATTTATAAAGAAAAAAAAAAACCATGACAAAGAAAATAATTTTAAATGAGCAACAACATCTTGTTATTGTTAATCAAATATTTAAAGAAACACTAGATAATATAAATAAAATTGAGTCTGAGGGTAATTTAAACGAAGGTTTAATGGATACCATTAAATACGGTTTGTCCAAATTAGGTCGTTACAAAGCTGGTGGTCAAATATTTGGTAAAGGAAAAGTTGACCAAGAGGCTGCTAGAAAAATACAACAAATTATTGACAAACAAGGTAATGAAGTTATTAAACAATTGGATGCTACTATTAGAGAAGAAAATCCAGAATTCCCTAATAACGAAGACCCTCAAAAATTTTTATCTACTGTGATGAGCATTGCCGCAGTATATGATTCATTGGTTTCGTCTGCAAGTAAAAACCCAAACGAAGAAGGGTATCTTCCTGTTGACGTTGCTAATGGTGTTATAAACGATTTAAGAGAATATGTTAAGAAATTTTTGGATGTTGATTTGGCGGCTGTGTATTCAACAGTAAATGAACTTGCTGATAGAATTTCTGGAGAGGGTTTTATGAACGAAGAATATGAATTGACTGATGAACAGATGTGTGGAATAGATGAAAAATTTGGTTTAAATGAACAAGACCCCTTGGATGCTGGTGATGTAAGACAACAATTAAAAGCTAAAAGAGGAGAAGATAGCAAAGATTTTGCTAGCACTAGAATGGATACTCTTAAGTCTAATAAATTACCACTAACATTAGCTGGTATTGGTTCAGCTTTAGGTGGTTTTTCTTGGCTTGTTAATACCGATTGGTTTAGAAGTTTATTTGAAGAGATAACACAAAATCCTTCAATTGAGTATGTAAAGGAACTAGTTGAAAAGAAATCAGATGTGTTTGGGTCAATCAAACCTGGTGAAGGTATGACACAAATAATGAATAGATTAAACGGATTAAATTTAAACCCAAACTCATCACCACAAGATTTCTTAGATGGTGTTAAACAATTGGGTGGTGGTGATTTGCAAGCTGGTATTGATGCTTTGAGTGCTGATGGTGGTATATTTAAAAACCCACAAGGTGCTAAACAGGCTTTAGAAGCAATTGCTCAAAATCCAAATGCTTATGGTGATAATTTGGGTCAAATGTTTCAAGGTAATTTAGCTGGAACAGGAAAACAAGTTGGTGACTTATTGGTTACTCAAACTGGAGGTGGTTTAAAGAGTTTGGTTGTTAATTCAATTGTACAAATGGTACCTAAATTAGTTATGAAAGCTGGTATCAAAGTTGGTGCTGGTTATGCAGTTGCAAAAGGTTTAGGAGCTGCTTTGGGTCCAATAGGTATTGGTTTGGTTGCCGCTGGTGCCTTGGTTAAACTTATGAGAATGAAAGGTCAAAAATCTTCTAGAGCCGCTACTCTTAATTCTTTGTATCAATCAATTAGAAACATTGAAGGTGGTGTCGGTGTTATTGAACCAGAAGGTGAGGTTATTGATGTTAAAACAGCTAAAGACCCAGCAGCAATTGAAGATAAAAATAAACAAAGTTCTGATGATGTTGGTTCTGATGGTTCTGGTGGTTCTGTTGGTTCTGGTGGTAATGTTCAAGACAATCTATATAACAGTCTTAAAAACTTGTTTAAATTTGTTGTTAATAATAGAGACACATTAGGTGCTGGTGCTAAAAGTAGTTCTTTCAGAGATAATGTAGGTTCTAGGGATAATTTTTTTAGCGGTGGTCAACAAGTCGCTGGTTCAGCTGCTTCTAATTTTAAGGCTGGGGACCAAGTAACTTGGACAACTAAAAAAGGAGCTACAGCTAGCGGAACAGTAGTTGGTCCTAGCAATAAGCCTAACATGACAACTGTAAAATCTAATACAACTGGTAATTCATTTGAGATTAGGGATAGTCTTCTAAAAACAAATTTACAAGAAGGTAAATATATAAAAGATAAAAGACTTATACAATACTTGAAAAAATCAATGGCTTTTGATAAGGTTAAAAACTTTGAAGACTTGATAAATAGGGTAGAATACATCAGAAATTTAGTTAAAAAATTAAAAGGCAAAACTGATGATAAAGTTATATTGGGTTTTTTAAAACAATTAGACAGCAATCCTATTATGTTAACAGATTTTAGTAAATTGTTTACTGTTAACATTGATAACCCACAAGAAGTAAACATGTTAGCTGGAATGATGAAAGAAATTTTATCAACTGTTTACTCTGGTAGTTATAAAGGTGGTAATATGATTGATAAGATGGCCAAACTGGGTGGTGGAAACATAAACAAATTGGAAGAAGAAGCTGGTTATAATGCTTCAGAGCCTAACAAATCATTTTTAAAAGATGCTCAAAGTAAAACAACATTTAAAAAGAATCTAAGTAATTTCTTAAGTGTTGCCATATCTTTATTTCAATATTTGCATAAACAAAAACAACAAGCTGCTTCTGTAAAACCAAAACAAACACAATCATCAGATGCTGAATCAACACAAGTTGATGAGGTGATTAATCCTTTGATTTCTGAAGAATTAAAAAGAATTAAAAAAATCATGTTCGGCTAATATGAAAAGGCTAAAAATTACACATAAACAATATGAAACAGTGCTTTTAAACGAACAAAAAAATCGTTTAGGTAATGACTTTGAATCTAAAGAAGTTTTAGAAGAAGGGTTTAAAGAAGTATTGTTAGGTGTAGCTATGCTTATGGGTGTTGGGTTGACTGGTTTAAATAAGGCTAATGCTCAAAATGCATTATCCAATTCGAAAATAATGAACCAAATAAAATCAACATTGGAGGATGAACAAAAGACAAAGGAATTGGCTCAAGCCTTTTCTGAAAAAGGTATAAGCAATCCAGATTCTTTATTGGCAAAAAACGCAGAAAAAATTGTTGATGATTTTAATGAAATCGCTAAAAACAAAAATATTTCTTATAGGGTTGATAATGTCGTTGTTAATAATTTAAAAAAATTAAGTGGTAAACTTGAAAAAGGTTATGCTCTTAAAAAGAGTGATATTTCAACAGATACAATAAGAGGTGTTGAACAAAAAATAAACATAGTAGTTATTGATACGGTTGATATTGAATTGGATAATGATAATTTTTTTGAATCTGGTAGTTACAATTTTAATGAAAATAGTTTAAATACTTTAAATTCGACAATAGATACAATAAAGTTAAATGGTGGTAAAATATTGTCAGCTTATATAGAATCTTCAACAGATGCTGAAGCTACAAAAAACAAAGAAAATAAAACACAATACGATGAAACTGGTAATATTAAATTAGCTGAACTTAGGACAAAAATGATGACTAAAATGATAAATGATATAGATTCTGACATAATAATAACCCATAGAGAAATTCCTAATAATGGTTCTGATATTGTAAGTACAAAACAATTTTATGATGCTAGGTCTGACAAGGAAGAAATTAAACGTTTAAGAAATTTAACATCTAAATTTAGATATGTTAATGTATCTCTTATAGTAGAGTTTAGTCAAGAAGTTAGTGAAACAGTAAAACCAGAGGAAATTGTTGAAAAATATAGGTTTGAGTTAACCAAAATTATTAAAACAAACGCAAAAAAGTTTAAACAAACAAAAAAAACATTCAAAAAAAGAAAATTAAAATGCAATGTTAAAAAAGGTAGGTTTGGTGATGTTAGATGTACTACTTTTTAATATCAATAACCACATAAAAATCCGATTTGTAATGATTTATTAATTTATCTATTGTATATGTTTTTTTACCTATAGTAATTGTATTTTTTACAAAACTAATATTTTTAATATAAACATCAAAACCAATATATTTGTATTCACCCAATAATATTTTATTATGACTTTTTGATGTGCTAAATAAATAAATTGAGTACAATTTAATAAACGTTAACACTTCTGATTCTTTTTTTGGTTCTATATATTCTATTTTAAAGAATTTTTGCAAAAAATTGTTAAAGTTTTGTTGTTTGTCTTTTGTCACTGGAAGTGAACAACCTTTTAACGATATTTCGCTAGCTTTGTGTGAATGTGAAACACTATCAGTTAAAATATTTACTGAATTTTGATTTTTTGCTATTTTTTCTAAATGTTCAGAATATATCAGGGATTCACAACCATTATTAATTCTATAAATGTTTATAAAGTTTAACATTTCAAAGTCTTGACTATAAGAAGTCATGGTAGATAAAAGTGAAAAGATAAAAAATACTTTTTTCATTGTAATTTATTTATAATACAAAGGTAGTTATTTTTTTCTAAATAACAAAATATTTATAAATAAATAAAACGATTATCAAAAAAAATAATTTTTGATATATTTATATATAAATAAAAAAAAATTAAAACAAATAGAACATGGCTGATTTACTAATGAAAATGCCTTTGCCTTACGAACCTAAGAAAAAGAATCGTTGGCTACTTACTTTCCCTGCTGACCTTGGTATTCAACAATGGTGGTTGGCTTCAGCATCAAGACCTTCAATTACACAAAATGAAGTAGAAATTCAGTTTCTTAATACATCTACATGGGTTCTTGGACGTTTTACATGGGAAGCTATTGATGTTACTTTCCGTGACCCAATTGGTCCTTCTGCTTCACAAGCAATAATGGAGTGGGTTCGTCTTCACTCTGAATCTATCACAGGTCGTCAAGGTTACGCTGCTGGTTACAAACGTCCAGTTGAATTAGAATTGCTTGACCCAACTGGTGTTGTGGTTGAGAAGTGGTTGTTGGACGGAACTATGTTAACCAACGTTGGCTTCGGTGACTTATCAATGGATGATGATGGTATTGCTGAGATTACCGCTACGTTACGTTTCGATAGGGCTATACTTTTGTTCTAGTCTATGATTCGACAGAGCGATTTTACTATTAGTTAAATTGTTTTATCAAATTTATCACAAAATTTCTTTCAAAAAGGATTATTTGGTGCTTATGTACTTAATAATCCTTTTTTATTTACAGCATTTACAAAAAAATTCAACAAACTATATTTATTGTAAAGTTATAAATTTTTAAAAAAGTTTTAATATGGATAAAAAACCAAATGTTTTCCCGAACAAGGAACAGAAAGAAGCTGCTGACGAAAGAGCAAAACAAGCTGCTTTTGAGGCAGAAAAAGCAATGGCAACCAATGAAATATATACAAATTCTATGGTCCAAGAAGACACTCCATTAAATCATATCAATGCGGTTGAACTTATGAGAATGAGGACTGAGGAACAACTTAAATTAAAAAACCAACAAGGTTTTGTTCAAGACCAATCATTGGCTGAAAAGCCACAAAGACCTGTTATGAATAATTCGGAAATGGATGAAATTAGAAGAAAATCAGAAGAACAAATGAGACTTCGTGACGAAAATCTAGCTAAAAACGCATCAATGATTCAAAACTATCAAAGACAAGTTGACGAAGCTTCGGTTAAAAAAAATAATTTACAAAATACAAATCAAGTTATGCAAAATAATACAAATCAACAGTATTCACAACAGTATTCAAGTCCTGTTCAACAACAAATAACACAACCTCAAAATTTTGGCCAAGTTCCATCAAATGTAAATCCATACATTTATGGGTTGAGTCAACCAGATTTTAACACAGCTTTTGACGTTATTCCTCTGCCTTCAAAGGGTAAAACATATCCTTCTAAAAAATCAAATATTAGAGTATCATATATGACAACTGCTGATGAAAGTATTTTAACAAGCCCTAACTTGTTGCAAAGTGGTGAGTTTTTGGAAATTTTAATTAACAGAAAGGTTTTGGAACCAGAATTAAGGTACCGTGATTTGTTGGTTGGTGATAGAAATGCTATTATGATTTGGTTGAGGGCCACGGCTTATGGAGAAAATTATGCTGTTACTTTATTGGATGAAAATGATAACCCTTTTGATACTGAAATTAATCTTAATTCTTTATCATTTAAAAATCTAGGGGCTGAGCCAGATGCTGAAGGGTTGTTTGATTTTGTGTTTCCAGTTAGTAAACATAGAATAAAATTTAGATTCTTAACATGTGGTGATATTGAAGATATTGAAAAGCAGTTAGAACAAGATAAATTGAATGAGATTCCAATTAATAAAAATTCAACCTATACAATGCAAAAAATGATAGTTGAGGTAAATGGAAGCAGAGATAAAAATATGATTAATGATTATGTTGAATCTATTAGGATTCGTGATTCAAAAGAATTTGTAAAATATGTTAACTCGATTGAGTCTGGTGTTGATTTGACCTTAAAGGTTGGAACCCCTGGAGGTGGTTCCGTTGATACCTTTCTTCCAATTAACCTCAACTTTTTTTGGCCTGACTTCAGAATTTAAACAATACTTATTGGAAGAGATATGGATTTGTACACAATATATGCAAAACATGCCATACTCTAATGTATTGAATATGCCAACACATGAAAGGAGATTTTATATTGGTCGTTTAAATAGAGATTCTGAAATTAAACAAGAGCAATATGAAAAAATGAAAGAAGAACAGAGTAATAAAAACGCAAAAGGGTCTAGGTCAACAAAATTAAGTGGTGACGCATTAAAAACAAAACTAAAAACTGGTGAAATACCACTAAAATAATAAAATCCCCTTTATTTGGGGATTTTTAATTTAATAGATATTTATTGAAAGGAACAAATTAATATCATGAATAAAAATATATCAGAAGCTGTTAAGATTGAC